TTATCATTGTTTTTAGTTTTTAAATTAATATTTATATTTTATCTAGTATTGATCCGAGCATTAATAGACCAATTGAACCTATAAAAAATATTATAAAAATAATAGTATTGCATAATATATTTTTAAAGATGTTTTTTTTATTTCTTTTAATTGGTTTTTGTTTTTCTAGTATCATAATTTTATTTCATTATAGTTAATAATTGTTGCATTTCTATATTTCCATTATTTAAAAGTTGCATTAAAATTAATGTTTTAATTTCTTTGTTTCCTTTATCAAATTTATTTCTTCCTTCAACTGTTAAACCATAATACCAGTTCTTATTTAATAATAAATTTTTATTTGCAATAGTGTAATTTTTCATAATTTTATTTTTTTAATTGTTTTAAGTTGCTACAAATATATAAACTTTTAACAAATAAAACAAAAGAATGTTAAAAAATAATATGTTAATTTGTCAGTTAATTATTTGATTTTTAAATAGTTACTAGATAAGACACTAGAAGAAAAGCACTAAAAATCTCTTGATCTTTGGCAGTTCCAACAGTTTCGCAACAGTTTCGGCAGTTTCGTAACAGTTTCGCAACAGTTACAAAAATATTTTTTAAAATTTTGTAAAAAAAAAGAGTATAAATTAATATACTCTTTAATATTGCTCTGTATAGCTTTTTAATCGCTTATAAGATACTTTTGCTTATTAGCTGATAAAGACACTAAGTTGTTACAGTTAATCATTCTATGGGCTTTCTTTCGCATATCGTAAGCAGTTATAAGATTATGTTGTGCAGGATCAAAGTTAAGTCCAACACCCTTAACACCTTTTTGCACTTGTAATCTTGCAGTCATTAGTCTATGTGTACCATCTTTTTTTATAAACTCTACATTAAATATTTTACAATTGTTATCGTAAATTATTTTCTTAGCTTGATCTGTTGTTATTGTATTCATTTTATTATTGTTTTTAGTTAGTTATTTATAAGAGATACCCCTAGTACCCCCCTGCACCCCCTACTACCCCCTAGCACCCCCCAAAGAGAATTGCTAGTATACATAAGAATGTTAAGGTAGTATCTGAGAAATTAGTTACTGGTAATTTGCCACTCATAATTATTCTTTTATTTTATTTAACAAAGCATTGCTGTATAAATCAAAAATATGATTAGACATATTTTGTTGTTGCAATAATTCATCTTCGTAATTATCCTTTTTGGCTATCTGAAAATATAATTTGTCAATATCTTCATCTGATATATTTATAAATTCATTAGTATAGTTTTGATACTCGTTAATTATCATTAACAAATCATCTTTTTTAAAGTTATTCATAGTTGTTTTTAGTTAGTTAGTTATTATTTATTTATAAAGTTTTTAAAAGCAAACTCAAATGCTTCTTTTCTATCTTCGTTTATTGGCTTGTTATTTTCTTGGATCTCTTTAGTTTCTGTTGTGTTGATCACACCACTTAAAAAACCAAACCCATAAGTTGCAATTGCTAGTCCTACTGTTAATATAATATCCATAATTTTATTTATTTTTAATTTTACATTTTTTATAATCCTTCAACACATATTTAGTCATATCGTTGTTTACAGAAATATTTTTACTGAAATTATAATCTTCATAAATTCTAGTAAATTTATTTTTTACTTCTTGCTTACCACTATATGCAAAATAATCATTCAATTCTATTGTATTTTGTTTATACAATTTATCTAGTTCTTTTTGTTGTTTAAGCTCGGCAATCACGTTGCATTTCTTTAATTTCATCTCTTCTTAATTGATCGTATTCGTATTCTTCTATTGGTAGGCAAATATCATCACAAGAATTACATACGTAATTTTCTATTACATCTCTCTCTTGTTTACAAGTATCACAATGCGTTGCACCCTCTTCAACCTCATTCTGTGTTCTTGTATCACATACATAGCAAAACTCTTTTATTTCTTTAAAAGTGTTGCCACAACAGTTGCTAACCATATATACTAAATGTTCTTCGTAGTCGTACATATTAATTTATTTTTGTATGTTAAATAATTCTGTTAATTTTTCTACTATAATATCTTGTGCTTCAAATTCTTGTTGGTTTTCGGTATTTAGGCAATCTGTAATTACTTTATTCATTACCATACTATCTATAATATCTATTGCAATATCTCTAATGTCATCTTGTTGCAATTGGTGGCTATTAATATATTGACTTATTCTTTTTGTTGTTGTTTTCATTTTTAATTGTTTTTTTGACAAATATATAAAAAAATATTTAATAATCAACATTAGTTTTATAAAAATGTTAATAAGACAATATGTCAGAAAATATAAGTGTGTGATAATAAGTGATTTAGGAAAATTAGGGTCAAAATGCCCTATGCAAAATACCTAGCAGTTTCACAGCAGTTTCACAGCAGTTTCATGTACCATTCTAAAGTTTCAATGCAGTCATCAAGACCTTTGCAAACAACAGCATAGTACCCTTCGTTGTTTAGATCTTCTATCCATTCCTTCTGGTGTTTAGATGGGTAACATTTCTTATCTGCTTTGACTTCTATAAAGAGTCCTGCATATTGTTTGTTTGTTTTTAGTATCTGCATATCAGGAAAACCCTTTACATAGCCAGTCTTTTTAGCTAGTATAGCCTGTTTCATAGAGGTTCTTATACCACCTAAACTGGCACAGTATCTTAGATTTGGGTATTGAAGTTGTATATAAGTACAAAATGCTGACTGTACTGTTGCTTCTTTATTCATTGTAGGTTGTACCTTTGATTAGTTGGTACATGAGGGGTTGAGATACTTCGTATTTACGAGCAAGTGCTGAAACTGATACACCCCCCCTATGGTACTCCCCCCTTATCCCCTCTGCTTCTTGGAAAGTAAACTTTCTTTTAGAATAACCACCACCTCTGTTATCCTTTCTATCTGATGTTCTTATTTTTCTTATTTTAGGCATAATTAAAATCTATCTGTTGTAAACCCATACTGATCTTCAACCTCAACATCTGTTATTGTTATTACTACTTTATCTAATTTCTTTTTGTTTAGATAGCAGATGCGATTATGTATCTCTTCATCTCTCTCTATCGTTTTTATATTGTCTGTTAATGCAAATGTATCTATAACACCATTCTTGCCTTTACTTGCAGCTCCTTTGTTTCTAATATTGTATTTTACAAATACTCTAAAGATTGGCTTTTGCATTACGATTAATTTTTTCTAACTCAAATTCTAAATGAGCTATAGCTTTCTGCAAACAATCTACAGGAGTATCATGCTTGTGATAACTTCGTAAGATGTAAGTTGTTGCAGTAGCAAGGTGGTATGGTAAGTCAAAATTATCACAAACCATTCTAGCTTCATAACCATTCTTACCTTTGTAGTAGTCAGGTACTCTGTTGTCAGACTTAGCATCCATTGATCTAGTACCTGTTGGAAATAACCCACCAGTTCTTGTTATGTGTTCTTTTTCTAAACCTAATTCTTCCTTACTCATTTTCATTTTAGGGTTTACTGTTGTTGATGTTGAGTTTCTATCAAACTCATAATAATATTTACTTTTTTCTGTCATTGTCTTTTTGTTTTTTGTTTAAATTTTTTATTAATTGCTCGTTCTCATAATAAGATAGTTTGTTGTCAATATAAACTTTAACTACACCACAAATAAAAACTCCTATTAAAAAATAAATCATGTTACAAACATAATATTTTTTTTTAAACTTAATTTTTTACAAAATATAGTTATTAAGAATTATTTGTTAATTGTTTTATAAAGACTGGTGTTTTCTCTCCAACATAGCTACCTGCCACATTGTAATAAAAATGCTCTATAGCATCTATTTCAGACATACCTTCTTGCATTAAAATTTTTATGCACAAAAATGTATCATAAATTGCTACTGGATTAATGCCATCAGTAATTCCTATCAGAGCAGTTTCAAAACCATCTGCTAGTAAACATTGATTGTCTTGTAATTCTAATTGTAATTCTTCTCTATTCATTTGTTAGTTGTTTAGGTTCTGGTCTGTAATGTAATACTTTGCTAGGGTCTGCTCCTTGATCTACTTTTGACCTAGCATCCCATATTAACTCTTTATGCTTTCTTAACCACTTCATGTATGTTGGTACATTAAGATGTATAAAATCGCCATTGTGTTGTCCTCTCACACCTAAACTAAAAGCATTTTTCGCATCATCAAAGTAAAAGTTTTTGTATACTCTTAGTAAATCATCAGCTAAACTTTCAGCCAATACTTCTAATGTTTCTTCTTCTACGTTATGCTGTCCTAACTCTATGTAGGTTTTGCTTAATATGTCAATTGATCCTATCACCAATTCTGCTTTTGTCATTGTTTTAATTAATTTCATATTTCTTTTTTTAATTCTTCTATTCTAGTTAAAATTCTATTTTTTAGTGTAATACTATTATTAGAAGTAATTAGATTTTCTAATTCAATAATAAAATTTTCAATGTATGATTTTTCAATTGCTCGTGTTATATCACTATCAATCGCTTTTCCACTTTTATATAATAATAAAGTTTCAATTAGTTTACTCGTATGATTCATATTTGTTTTTTAATTTTAATTTAACATTCATGTTTTTCTGTAAGTGTGAATGAATTTTACTCATACCCTTATCAGTTTTTTTTCTGTTTCTTTCCCAATTTCTTATTGCAGCTTTCCAATCTTTCATCTTTGTCTTACCAACCATCCAACCTTTGCTCTGGTAAAAATCATAGAACTGTTCTGCATTTATTCCATTATCCCTTAAAAGACAATAATCTTTTATCTCAATAACTTTAGGTACAATAAAATTTTTCTTTTTTATTATTTTTTCTTTTATTATACTTGTATTATTAATACTTGTATTATTATCCTTAAAGTTTTCTTTAATACCCCCCTTTAAGTTTTCTTTAATACCCCCTTTAAGAATACTTATATACCTCTTATCAATTTCTTTACTACCCTCCTTATATGTGTAACTAGTTGATAGATAACCACTTGACACTAATTCGCTTATCCACTTAGAAATAGTTACTTTACTCTTGTCATATAGATCAGCAAAATATTTATTAGTTGCAAAGCAAAAGCCATTCTCATTAGTAAGGCAAGTTAT